TGCACAGTTGTCGCCACAAGTCGATACATTGAACACTTTCTCCGGCTCAAACTTTACCAAAATCAGCGTCTTTACGCCACCAGACAAACCAATCGGTGGAATTTTACCCAAGACCGGGCTGTCAATGATACCACTGTCGATAACAACAGACTTGTCCACATCCTGAATCATTTCCTTGACCATCGGGTCAACAATCCAGCCTTCCTCGTAATCGTATTTGAAATAAGAAGCCGTATTGTACACCGCTTCCTTCATATCACCGTAAAAAATGTTCAGCATAGTATCACCTCATTGATGTGCGTACTTCTGCTATCATTGTACCCTCTTTCCGCTTACAAAACAAGATGCAAAAAGCTCTTGGCCTCCATTACAGAAGCCAAGAGCTTTTATCTTCTTTGTCCTATCAGATTTTATTTCCGGGAAGACTTAATCGCAGCCTGGGCGGGTGCCAAAATTGCAGGGCATTCGGATTTACGGTGGTACGTTGTTTGCATTTTAAGCAGGCTATAAAACACATGATATTGAACCTAGCAGCAGACGTTGTGCGTCAAGCAGCGGCACATAAGCCTAACACTTAGCACGAAATCACTTCTTCATCCAATGCTTGAGCCAGTATTCATAGACCCCAACATATTCCCGATAGGCCCCTGTTTTGTCCGGCGTACAAAACAACTGCCATGCCTGCTGAAGAAATGGCTTTGACCATTCACCTATGGGCTTTTTGGCTTTCAGAAATTTTACCAACTGACTGTAAGCGGTTTCACGATTTTGCGGTAAGTAGGCCGCTTCACTGTTCAGGTTGAGCTTGTCGGAAAGCTCCTTGTTAAGTTCCGTGTCGGTTGATCCTATCTCACCATTTCTTTGGTAGAAGATTGTATCCATCTGAGCTTCATCCAGCGGATTCAAGCGCATTGTCTGCTGATCTTCTTCCAAGATTCCACGGTAGGCATCGCAAGTCTTTTTTGCATTTTCCGTAGAACTCCGATTTCCGGGACACACGCCCAGAAGATTTGAAAAATCTGTAGTTGCCTCATCCGGCAACTGATTTTGCGGGTCAAGGTGTTCAATATTCAGATAGTTGAGTTGGTCCGCCGGATCGAGACTAATGCGGCGCATACAATATGCGCAAAGATAACCTTGGTCGCGTGCCAACTGCTGCCGTGTACCGTCCTTTGGCATATCTTTATAAGTAATTTTTAACGGCGGGGATGCTTTGCGGCAGTTCTTTTTATACTCTCGCAAATCTCGCGGTTCAATCTCTGACTTTTTGATATACCTCATTCCGGCCACTCCATTTGCTCAATTTCCAGACTGTTTCTGGCATCATAGACGGACGGATCATTATATCCCAAAATCTGTTCCAGATTTTCCAGAACCTCTTTGGCCTTTGCATAATCCTCCTTATGGAGAAGCTCCGAGAATTTATCAAACAGCTTTTCAATTTCAATCGGACGATCTCCAACCAGCAAGATACTTCGCAGAACAGTGTTTACATCCTTGCCGTAGGCAGAATCGATTTGTGTTGCACTGCCCTCGTGTTTCAGCAGAATAAGATTTGCATCCTTATAGGAAGTAATCACTTCCGGAGAATGCGTGGATACAATAAACTGAATATTGGGAAAAACCGTTGTCAAATCATTCAGGATTCGCTTTTGCCAGCCGGGATGCAAGTGTAATTCAATCTCATCAATGATGATGATACCAGGTGTTTCCAAAACAGAATCGCCGAGCTGAGGATTCAAAACAGCCATCCGGTGCGCAATATCTGCTACCATATTCAGCACAGACCGGTATCCATCGCTCATCTCAGACATCGGATGAAGCTCATGTTCGCCATTCCGATTAACGTATTCAACAACAATCGCCCGATATCTCTGACGATATTCCACCTTAACATGCTGCGTTTCATCGTGGTCGATCAAATCCGCAAAGCAGCGTTCCAACGCCCGCTGAACCGCACTCACCTGCGGAATAGGTCCTTCCTGACTGACAAGGAGGGTCATATCACTGAACCACTCCATAAGCTGCTTGTCCGTAGCCTGCTCAGCGATGCAGTCCTGATAACCTTCAAAGCGGGACTTCAGCTTCTGTTTTTCCTTCTGTTTCGCCTGCTTTTGTGCCCACAGGCGGCCCGTACCATAGTAAGCAATGAGCGGAAGTACCGTTTGCGAAGAAGGAAGTGCTGCTTTTTTTTGAAGTTCAGATGCAATTTTTTTCAGATCCGATGCAGCACCATAGGTAGTGTTGGATTTTGGTCCACTCAGAGAGCGAGACCATGTACAAGCATTACCGTTTATAACACCCTGACAGGACACCTCAACCGGATAAACTTCGCGCTGCTGATAAATTTTATTGGTTTCATACGCCACATGGCGAACGTCTTCCGTTTTGATACTGCGAGGAGAAGCATAGTCAATTCCAAGGAAGAAAGTGCTGGCAGCGGTCAATGCCCCCATAAGCAGAGAACTTTTTCCACTGCCATTGTTGCCGATCACAATATTCATTTTAGGATTCAGCGGAATCTCGGCATTTTCAAAGTTCCTGAAATTCTTCAAGGTCAGATTGTCAATACGCATAGCTGCTTCCTTCCAAAATCCAGATTTCATGCAAATTGATAGGCCGAGCACCCGGCGATGGGCATAATCCCCTATCATAAGTTGATTTTATCACATATCTTTTGGTGTTTCAATCGAAATCAGGCTGATCTTCTTTGGCAGGCGGCGAAGTCTGATACGTGTTGGCAAAAACCATATCCTGAATCCACTTACAGAGTGCCGGGTTTTCGTTCACTGCCTTGTACAGTTCAATCGTCGTACTCATGGAATCGAGAATCGCCTGCATCGTTGCACGGTCGCTTTCAACACGAGCATTCTGTGCATCTGAGTTTTTTATAGCATTCTGATAGGCTTCGTCTTTACTGACGATGGCGGGCAGATCAGCAACCTGCTTTTTCACTTTATCTTCGTCTGTCCAGTCAATGCCTCCAAACGCATCATGGAATTCCTTCAGAATCTGCGTCAGAGGATCAAGCTCTGGCACCGAAATACCAACATCCCTGCTGACGGGGATCGGATTCAATTCACCATTTTCATTGTCCAGCTGAATCCGCATGGTATCCTGTGCCACTGCACGATAGCTTTCCAGATCAATATCTTCCAGTAGACCGCTGATATTGTCATCTTCAGCGGGAGACGGAAGTTTGCCGATCAGCAGCTTCAGGAAAATCGACAGCTTTTCCCACTCTACGCTACCGTAGGGCAAAATCGCCGAGAGAAAATTGTATGTCCGAACAAATCCTTTGGCATTGGATTTGAAGAGAATCTGTTCTTCCGGGATTAGCTCTTTGTAGTTTTCTGTACATCTGTCCAAAATCGGATCAAGTTCCTCACGAGGCGCATTATCCAAATATGCCTCGACAAAGGAATCCACATCCTCGTGGGTGTAAACCTGAAGCGATTCCATTTCCGAAATCTGATCGTTCAGTTTATTGACATCTGTTTCGCCAGACAGAATCGTTGTTTTGTAGTATTTATCAAAAGCTGCTTTAATCACACCCGGATCGTTTACAAAATCCAGAATAAACGTATCATTTTTATCTGGTGCACTGCGGTTCAGACGGGAAAGTGTCTGAACTGCTTTAATATCAGAAAGCCCCTTATCCACATACATCGTATGCAGCAAAGGTTCATCAAAACCGGTCTGAAACTTATTCGCAACAATCAGAATCCGGTAAGGGTCTTTCTTAAAGGTACGCTCGATTTTGGAGCTTGTAAAACCATTCAGATCCGCTTCGGTAACTTCCCTGCCCTCATACTTGGTTGTGCCAGAGAAGGCAATGATCGTCTTATAAGGACTTTTACGCTGTTCCAGAAGAGCATTGATTGCTTTATAGTATTCGATGGCGCGCGGGATTCCACTGGTAATCACCATGGCACGGGCTCGACCGCCAATTTTTCCACGACCAATCACTTCTGTGTGGAAATGCTCTACAATGATGCCCGCCTTCTGCTCGATTGCATATTGATTGGATTCCACATAATAGCGGAGCAACCGCTGTGCCTTCTTTTTATCAAAGAGTGGATCATCCTCAACCGTTTTGGAGAGCTTATAAAAGCTCTGGATAGGAGTATAATAGCGTAAGACATCCATGATGAAGTGCTCTTCAATAGCCTGCTTCATCGTGTAGACATAGTGCGGAAAAAATCTTTTACTTCCGTCCGGCTGAATTTCTTCCCGACCAAACACTTCCAGCGTTTTATTTTTGGGCGTGGCGGTAAAAGCAAAATAGCTGGCATTTTTTGCAAGCTTTTTGCCATCAATCAGGGTGTTGATCTTATCTTCCAGAAGATCGTCATTGTCGTACTCGCTTCCGGACAGAACGATATTCATTTTTGTGGAAAGGTCGCCATTCTGGCTTGAATGAGCTTCGTCGATCAAGATTGCAAAGTTCCTGTTGGTGTGGAGCTTGGAGATATCCTCCAGAATGAACTGGAACTTATGTACAATGGTGATGATGATCTTTGTACCTTTTTCCAGCAGTGTTCCAAGTTCAGATGAGTCCTTGGCCCAGCCGACTGTAGAGGAGACCTGCATAAACTGCCGGATCGTATTCCGAATCTGCTTGTCCAGATTAACGCGGTCCGTAACAACGATCACAGTATCAAAAGTATTGTGGTCGGTTGCGTCTTTCAACGTAACCAGCTGGTGCGCCAGCCATGCAATGGAATTAGACTTTCCTGAGCCCGCACTGTGCTGGATCAGGTATCGCTTTCCAACTCCATCTCGCTTGGCGTCCGCCAGCAGAGAAGTGACCAGTTGCAGCTGGTGATAGCGCGGAAATATCTGCTTGTAGCTCTTTTTATGTGTTTCTTCATCCTCATCGCAAATGATCTGCACATAATTTTCAATGATATTGGAGAAATCATCTTTGCGAAGGATTTCTTTCCAGAGATAATCTGTCTTCATGCCGTCCGGATTTGGTGGATTGCCTGCACCATCGTTGTAACCTTTGTTGAACGGCAGGAACCACGACTTTTGCCCCTTGAGCTCGGTGCACATCCGCACTTCATTGTCATCTACAGCAAAGTGAACGATACACCGCTTAAAGCTAAAAAGCACTTCATCCGGAGTGCGTTCATCTTTATACTGCTTTACAGCATCCGCTGCATTCTGCTTCGTAAGCTGATTTTTCAGCTCCATGGTAACGATGGGCAAACCATTCAGAAACAGGCATACATCCAGTGCCAGCAGTGGATTCTGGCGGGAATACTGGAGTTGCCGGGTCACACTGAAAATATTCTGTGCGTAGAGTTTGGCGGCAGTTTCATTGCCGGGAGACGGACGCACATAAAACACATCCAATACCAAGTGCTTATAACGGAACCCCTTGCGCAGCAGGTCGATCACACCATTGGTATGGAGACTTTGATCCAGCCGCTGCAAGAATTTTTCCTTTTCCAGAGGGTCGTTTTCCAGACGCAGCTGCTTCATTTTGTCCGCCTGCGTGGTATTCAGAAAACGGAACAGCCGTGTTTCATCCATCGCGATTTCTTTATTGTAATCCGCATTGGAGCCCTGCTCATAGCCGTTGTGCTGCACAAGCCAGCTCACAATCGACGATTCAAAGCCGTTTTCTTTTACATTAGTCGGCATCCATCTCCACCTCCTGTTCTTCCGGAGCCTCCTCTGCAATATCTTCTTCCGGCGTATACTCCGGCACTTCAACGTTGCGCACGTCCATCTGCCCGGTGACCACATCGGAAATCAAACGAGTGCGGTATTCTTTGAGGAGTTCAATCTCTTTTTCCAGAACAGGAATCGCTCGGTCGATTTTAGCGGTTTCCTGTTCAATATAATCTGCAATCTCTTCCTGTTCACTGGCGGGAATCAACGGCAAATCAACTTTTACAAAATTTGAATAGCGCAAATCCTGTCCATCGCGAATAAATTCAGAAGTGCCTTGAAGAGCTTTGATATAACTCTTGGATTTCAGTAACCACTTGAAGTATCTTGGCACCACATATTTCTGCGGCAATAGGACGATATAGTGCCATGTCACACATCCAAAAATTTCACTTCGCTCGATGCCACCTTGAAAGCTACGCAAGCTAATCACAAAATTGTCTGGTTCTACATGCTTCCAGTCATCAAGCCCTTGCGTCGCAATCACAATGCGCTTGTTTTCGCTCTTCATGTAGTCTTCCTGCAAAATAATTCCGTATTTTTGACTTGCAGTTGCGGGTTTATCATCCGGATGCTTGCGCTCCTTACTTTCAAGGAACAGTCGTTTTGACGGAATCATTTTCCAATCGGCAGGAATATCCCCCATCCAGTTTGCCTGAATGCTGTGCATTTGACGACCTTGCCGAACTCCCTTTGTTACCGCTCGGTCAATGACAGTTTGCCGCCGCTCTTCCAGCAATTTGATTTGCCGTTGGTAGCCGTGAATTAGCTTGTTGATTTTGGACACCTGCCAGTCCAGATACCGCACAATCTGGTTCTGCTCCTCGCGGGGAGGGATGGAGAGAATTATACGTTTCATGTACGGAACATAGACCTGACGCTGAATCGAGCCAACGCCCTTCGAGGCCAAAACGAATTGATCTATAATGTAGTGGTCACGAAATAGATAATTCATATAATACGGATTGTTATCTTCCCTCGGTCTCCAAATATAATATGCTGGACTGACAATACCTTTGTAACGTGAAATCCCAACAGAACCGCGCCACGCCTGCTGATTGTTAATAACAAAGTCTCCTGGATTTACTAGCTGGTATTTAGACATATCTTCGCTTGGCTTATGAACCTGCTTTTGATCTGTACTCGAATAACTTACAACGCCCTTATCCAAAAAAACAGATAAAAGTTGCTCTTCAGTATGTCCTGTATCGCTAGACAAACTATATGCATGCGATAGATAAGTTTCTTTCCAGTGAAATGGAATTTCTTCCAAAAAGGGAGAGATTGATTTTTTATATTTTTCGTATCTCATCTCAGCCTCCAATGATCTCGTCCAGAAGGCCATCGGTTTCCTTCTCAATCGCGCGAATATCCGCTGCGATTTCGTCCAGCGTCCGCAGCTGCACCGGTTTATAGAAATACTTGGTAAAGCTCAGCTCGTAGCCCACTTTTTCGCTGCCCGGTTTCACAAACGCATCCGGCGCATAGGGGTGTACTTCGTTCTGAATAAAGGCATCGATCCCGCCCTCGTAGGTAAAAGGAATGATCTCGGTGTCACCGCTGCGCTCCTTGTCAATGACAGGATTGCCCTTTTTGTCCAGCAGGATCTTGCCGTTTTCATCGCGCTTTGGCTGCTGCATTGTCACCTGCCAATAACCGAATTCGTGATTTTCAAAAACCTTACTGTATTCCGGGTCTGCCTTGTCAAATGCAAGATACAGGTCCAGAATCTTTTTGCGCAGTGCAGCATTGACTTCGCCGTTTTTCTCACCAAGGTTCTTGCGCAGAGGAGCTTTCATGGTGGTTGCATCGATCAGTTGCACCTTACCTTTACGCTGAGCACTCTTTTTGTTGGAAAGCACCCAGAGATAGGTGCCAATGCCGGTATTGTAGAACATCTTCTCCGGCAGCGCCACGATAGCTTCCAACAGATCCTGCTCGATGATATATTGACGCAGATTGGAAGGCCCCTGTCCTGCCTTGCCGGTAAACAGTGAAGAGCCGTTGTGCACCTCTACAATACGGCTGCCCAAAGGGGTATCCTGCTTCATTTTGCTGATATTGTTTGCAAGAAACAGCATCTGCGGGTCGCCGATGTCCGGCAGGAGTGAAAAATCCTCCCCACGATAGGTGACCTGAAAACGTGGGTCCGTGATATCATCTTTCTTGGTAAGACCCCATGCGGCCAGATCCTTTTTCCATGACGTACCAAACGGCGGGTTTGACAGGCAGAAATCGAAAGTTTCTCCGGGAAAGCCATCATTAGAAATGGTCGAGCCAAAGAAAATATTATTCGCCTGGGAGCCTTCACCCTTAACAAGCATATCGGCGCGCGCAATCGCGTAGGTTTCGTCTGCATTCTCCTGACCATACAGATGGATGGAAACTTTTTTACCGGCCTTTTGGGAAAGCCTCTGAATGCGCTCTTCCGCAACCGTCAGCATACCGCCGGTGCCGCAAGCGCCATCGTAAATGCGGTAAGTCGTGCTCTTGATCTGATCTTCAATCGGCACAAAGGCAAGATCAGCAATCAGTTCCACAATATCACGGGGCGTAAAATGACGTCCGGCATCGGTGATATTCGTTTCCTCATTGAATTTTCGGATAACTTCTTCAAACACGGTCCCCATCGTGTGGTTATCCAATCCCGGCAGTTTTACACTGCCATCCGGGTTGAGCACAGGACGGCTGCTGAGGTTAATGGACGGGTCAACAAACTTGGAAATCAAAAGCCCCAGAATGTCATGCTCGGAAAGCTTATCAATCTGGTTTCGAAACTCAAATTTTGTGATGATATCCTGTACATTTTTGCTGAATCCATCCAGATATAGAATGAAGTCCTGCTTCAACTGCTGCTGGTTTGTGCGGGATTTCAAATCGGACAGTGTAAAAGGCGAACTATTGCAGAACGCCTCGTGTGCAACGGAACACAATGCAACATCCTGCTCCAGAATGCCTGCGGCATCCAGTTTTTGTTTCATGGCAAGAACGGCCTGTTTTGTCGGTTCCAGAACTGCGTCAAAGCGGCGTAACACGATCATCGGTAGAATAATTTTTCGGTAGTCGCCTACATCGTAAACATCAACCAGACAGTCATTGGCAATGCCGAATACAAACGACACCAGCTGATTGAAATTTGCGTTTTCCATTGGTATAATCTCCTTCTCATGCTGTCACGGATAGAACAGTAACTCTCATTTTACATAACGATTATACATTATTTTCGTCCAGATAGGAATACATTCCAGATAGAGAACCTTCCAAAATTTTTGTGCGATGCTCTTGACAATGCGCAGAAATGGGGTATAATGATGTTAGAAATTAGCGAACACGCTGATTTTGAACAAAAGGAGGAAGCCCTATGCCTACGGAGGAAAAATTCGGGACATTTATCAAGGAGAAACGAATAGCTTGTGGCATTACGCTGCGGGGACTTGCATCTGAGATCGGCATTGCGCCTGCCTATATGAGCGACATTGAGAAGGGACACCGTTACCCACCGGATAAGGACAAACTTTATGCAATTGCTACAACGCTGCATTTGTCCGAAGACGATCGGGATAAAATGTTCGATCTTGCTGCGAATGCAAAGGAGAACACGGTTTCTCCGGATCTCCCGGAGTACATCATGGGCAACGAACAGGTCCGTGTTGCACTCAGAATGGCACGCGATACAAACGCCGGAGATGATCTCTGGCAGAAGATGATCGAGATGATGGAAAAGAAGGAGCGTGGCGAAAGTACCTGATGTTTTACTATCGTTATTCACCGGAACAACTGGAACGCGCAGCAGAACAGCTGCTTCAGAAGTTTGACCCGGAGTTGCTGAAAAAACCGAAAGAATATGATGTGTACCGTGTGATCGAGGAATGCCTTGGCGTTGATTATGACTGGAAGTATATCCGTCCGGATCAGGCTATCCTTGGCTTGACCGCTTTCAACCCAGGATATATCTGGGTTTCTCCGGCACCGCATCTTTATGAAGGGATTCAGCCCGAAAGGATCTACCTTGAAAAGGGCACAATTTTAATTGATGCCACTTTGACCGAGGGAAACAATATTGGGCGTGAACGTTTTACGGTGATGCACGAAGTTTTTCATCAGGTTTTGCACAAAGACTGTTTCCGGCGGGAACCACCTGACTATGTACACCAGACGACCAAGTGCACATTATTCGGGCAGAAGAAAAAACTAGTCACCGCACTGGATCACATCGAGTATCAAGCAAATACCTGTGCAGCAGATTTTCTTATGCCAAGGAAAACGGTTCCAACCGTGTGGCGCTCGATTTCTGGATTTGATCGGCCAGCACATGAAGATTATCGGACGGAAGATTATATTCGGAAAATCGCCCAGGTCTATCAGGTATCCAGACAGGCAATGAGGTATCGGCTGAGGAATCTTCAGCTCATTGTCCCGCCTACAACAGCTTACTTAACCTAATCAAAACTCAGGGAGTTTCGACTCCCTTCATTTTAGAGTAAGGTGTTATGTTTAAGCGAACACGCTTATATAGAAAAGTGAGGAGAACATTATGAATTCAAATGGAGTTGTCTACCGTTGTAATAAAAGTTGTCCGATTGGAAAACGCTGTTTTATCCTTAAAACAGCTGTGACGCTAAAGGAACCGATTACTGTGTGGCATAAGTGTGTTGCCAAAAAAGAAGATATTCCGGTCACAATCGGTGGAAAGCCACCGCCTTAATGCTTTGAGAAAATGATATTACTTGCAAATAAGCCGCAGTGACGTGCTATATTGCAGAACTTCCAGACACTTTTCAGTGTCTGATTCTGCGTGCATGTTGCTGCGGCTCTTTCTTTTTTGGAGTGAAAGCAAAATGTATTTTATCTTAAATCAAGACATTATAGGAGGTATCTGTTATAATGATGGTAAAGCGTAAAGCAAACCTTGATGATGGTTGCAACCCGGAGTTGGTTGCAGGTGCGGTGTTTGACGGAGAACTCGAAATTCCTGTTATTCATGCTCCGGCAGAAATCGTGATTCCATCCGGCATCACGCCATTTTCCAAGCGGGAGAAAGCGATTGGAACCGATGAGGCCGTTGGATTTTTTGAAAAAGACCCTGTATTTTCAAAGGTTCTTATTAATCCCTCATCTTATGTTGAAGATTTCAGAAGGTTCCGCTTTCTGCTGCCGGTTGATTGTTCTCTCTATCGGGACGCACCACTGGCTGTTCAGGTAGCAAATCTCTACCGTAGCAGAGCGCTTGGCAGCTATTACCAACGCAATGGCTGCAATGTTTATCCGCTGGTTCGCTGGGGTAACGAGCTGACCTATACGACCCGGTACTTTCCAGAACGCATTGCTTTTCTTGGTATTCCGAAGCACAGTGTTGTGTGCCTTGGCACGTATGGCTGTATTAGCAACCGTGAAGACAAGCACGAATACAAAGCTGGACTTGACGCGATGATGGATGCTTTGAACCCGAAGGTCGTACTTGTGTACGGTGCTATGCCTGATTCTGTATTTGGCGACTACCTTCGCTATGCAAAGTTTGTTTCGTTCCCAGATTGGACGAGTCGTATGCACGGAGGTGATTGCTAATGGGTGGTGGAAAGGGCGGACTGTACATGGGAACATATAATCCCAGTGATACAAAAACGGATTTCTGTACCTTTTCTAGAAATGTAGAGAAAGTTTCCAAAAAATATCCGCTGAATCCAAGTGGATATTTTGGAGAAAAGGGAAAGAACCATCGTGTGATTGTAAGTGACAATCCCATTGAAACCTCTGAGGACTTTTACAAAACTATTAGCTGTGGTGGCAAAGAGTCTCAGCTGTCTAACGGAAAGGGGGTCCAAACTGTTTTTGAAGATGGCACTCGGATTGTCTACCGGGTCATAACTTCTACGCCTGATAGTCCGGCTGTAGATATAACGGTTAACATTGAATCCCCAGTCAAAAAGCAAAAAATCCATTTCATCAGAAAGGACTAACACAATGGTACAGGCCAAATTCACATCTGAAATGATTGACTGCTTGAGGAAACTCATTGGTGAATCCTTCGTCAGTTATGACGGAGCTATTATGAATCAAACGGCTTATGGAAATCTACAGCTTAATACAGAGCATTTTTCTGTAGAACTTCGAAACGAGGTTCATCCCTTTTCTCTTTTTTCAGAAGTTGAAGATGTCTCTTGCTTTTCTTGTATCTTCAAAAGAGCGGGTACTATATTCGAACCGTTTTGTGAGGAACCGTGGAAAACAGTACCAATTAATGAAAAAATAACAGGAGTCTCCATTGTCAGCGATACTGTCATTGTAAACGATGATGAATACGCTATCACTTTTGATATGGCAGTTATCATTAAAACAGAAAAGCATCAATACTCCTTTTCCAGAAACTGGTTTTTCTCGGAAACAATAAACCTTTCTGTCGATAAAGGACTTGATGATGTTTATCCAATCAGTCGCGTTATTGCCGACTGGAACGACGATGGCAATCGACGAGTCTCTGTCCAACGCAGTATTGTTTCTCTGTAATGGTCCGTTGGCTAGATACCTTCAGCTTTCTGTTTTTAATCGAACAGACACTTCACATTGCGACGTAATCGAAATCAGGCATGTTGACAGGAGCCTCCTTCTGAGTCTACTGAATAGCAACGAAATTCCTGCTTTCAAGATGGGAAAAATCCGAAAGATTTACAAGCAGAATCTAATTCACTACATGAGCCAATACCAGTAAATTCATCAAAAAAGAACATGACGGTTCCTTTTCAGGATCCGTCATGTTCTTTCCTTGGCAGGCATTACTCCATCGGCCGCATACTTTTTGCCGCTTCCTGTTCCTCCCGAATCTGCCGCTTATACTTATAATAGGTATTGCGAGCCAGCCCTGTAAGCTTCATGCACTCGGCATCGTCCAATGTTCCGCCAAATGCTTTGCAGTGCGTGCTTATCACCCGCTTGGCTTCTCTGGCTTTCTTGGTTTCAAACCCATCACCTTTTCTGTGGCCAACCTGTTTTCCGTTTAGCTTGGCAGTCAACAGTCCTTCACGGGTACGCTGGTGCAGGTCGGCCACCTCCTTTTCGGACTGCTCAAATGCCAGCTTGATCTGCTCCTTTGCCAAAGCCATCAAATATTCATTGATGCCCTTTAAGATGAAGTCCACGTTTGTCCCTGTCATGGCAATGCTGCCGGACAGGGCCTTTTTGTAGGTTTCTGTGTCGATGTGATGCTCTTTCAGAAATACAAGACAGATACCCTTATGGTAGAGGTCTTCGTATAGGGCAAATCCTTCCTCTGCATTTCTGGACATTCGGGACACGGAATCAAAAACTACCATATCCCCCGCCTGCAAAATCCGATACAGCTTGTTCCACTCCGGGCGCATTATCGAAGTCCCGGTATAGGCTTCCTGCACGATATGGGCAGTCGGATATTCCGCTTGGATGTTTCGTATCTGGCGGTCGATGCTTTGTTTTGCAGTCGAAATTCTGCAATAGCCATAAATGCTCATAAAATTCCTCGTCGTCTCAAAGATGACGAACGTCATCTTTAATCGGGCGATTTGACCGTGCAAATCGCCCATGTTGGCCTAAAATTGATACGCAATTATCGCACGGCATTTTTAATACACTCCAAGCAAGCTAAGTGTCGCTCCTCGCCCACCTTTGAATTTGACTTTTCGCGGGACGGTATATGCCGTCCCCCTTTCAGCCAAATTCAAAAGCGTGCTGCGTCGTGACACCGCTTGCTCTTATCTGCGAGTCATGTATGTATTCATAAATTCTGCCACGGTCGTGCAGGGCTTCTGTTTTTTCTCTGCTCCGCCGAATGGATCATAGTTCCAGTCAGTTTCTTCGTCAATATATCGCCGCCCATCGTCCGGCAGTTCCAGCGGTTCAGTCAAGATGATGGTTCCCCAATGGTTGACCATGATAAAAGGTGCGATTTCGCAGGGGATACCACGGCATTCATCATCGTGCCGGACATCATAGGCATACAGCCCTTCGGGTACGGTATCCCTCTTGATGCGGATGCTGGTGAACAGTGCGGGCTTGCCGCAGACAGTGATTTCTTCGTAGTGCTCGGTCATAGCATCGTGGGTCATAGTGTGCGCCCTCCTTAAAGCGCAATTAAAAATGCCCGGTATTTTTCGGTATAGTAAGCAATCTCTTCTGCTGTCAGTGAGGTCATGTTGCCCTCACTGTCTGTTCCGGCGATGAAACCAGAACCAGCCAGATAATCTGCGCCGCCCCAGAGCATCCGGTTCGGCGGCAATTCCAATAGTTTGCCTTCATCATTGCAGACCAACGTGAATTCTGCGCCGAGGTCACACAGAGGCAGGCATTCGATGTTACCGCCCACAAATTTCTGCATAGCTTCAAGGGTATAATCCAATTCAACCACTTTGGGCGGCTCCATTGGCAGGAGCGCAAGGACTTTGATTTTTGCTTCTTTCATCCTGAAATCTCCTTATGCTACGTTAAACCTTGTGGCCTTATAGCAGTCTGCGCACATTCCCTCATGGGTGGCTGCAAACTCTGCGGCCTGCATGATGGTTCCATCTTTCAACTTGACCCGTTTAATAGGCTGATTGCAGCGGGCGCAGATGCAAGGGACTGGCGGCTGTTCCGGTTTGGGAGTAGTTGCAGCTTTCTGTTTGGTTGGCTTCTGGGAATCATCCACAGGCTGCACAACATCATCCGGCAAATCCTCTCCGGCATAGACATACAAACCCAGACCAAACATAGCAAGATTCTTGACCAAGCAACGCATAATGGCCTTGTTTACATCAAACATGGATGCAGCATCTACTGTACGTTCCTCCATGCCGATTTTCTCTCTGCGGCGGGTCTGCGGGTTGTAATCCCACTTTGGCGTAGTATAAGTATACGGAACTGCTTTCATCGCTTTGTTGGAACTGTCCAAAACCGGAAGCCACATTTCGTGCGAAATGCCCTCAATGGTAACGGTAGTGTATACCATGAAGCCTGTGATCGGGTCATAGACATAGGGCAGGCCGTTGAACTTTTTGACCTCGTAACTTGCCGCAGGATAGAGCTTTTTCACTTCCGCCCATGCATAGGCCCAGCTCACATATTTCAACTCTGTGTTGCCGGATTTCTTGACTTCCAGATGATCCTTGAAATCCACGGCAGATAATTTTACAAACGGATTATCGGTTACCATAAAGATACCTCCATGAAAAAAGACGGCAGGAAAATCACTTTCTGCCGCCATAAACCACAAATTTATGCCGCATGAACAATGGTGAACCTGCGGCTGCTCACATTTTTGCTGTACTGGTTGAAGATGTCCGGCTGTTCTTTCCGAAGCCTCTGGGAATCCACCCGCTTACTTTCGGAGGACACCCAAGACACCTTATAACCGGGAGCCGTTCCATACGCTGCATCCTGCATTTCCAGCTTGACCTGCTGCTCAATGGCGGTTTTCTCCTGCTCCAACTGCTCGATCTGACTGGAAAGCTCCTGCCGCTTGTCCAGCAGACCACGCAAAGAGGTCAGGTCTGCATTTTTGTCACGATTGTCAACCTCATACAGTTGGTTGATCTGCTGGGTGTCACCCTCACTGCCGTTCGGTGCAGGCGGAATCTGGGGCACAACATAGCGTGTCCAGAAAAGTTCCTCCTTGTCGATAAGGTCAGCAAGCACCTGCTTATCAGTAACAATTTTGTGGATGATAAGCTCTTTTCCCAGAATCAGAGCTGCCACATACCAGCAGTCGAAGCCACTGACAACGAGATAATGGTCAACCTGTGCCAGATAATGCGCCGGAATCTTGCCGTTGGCCCACTTGTCCGCAGAGAACGGAGAAACCGTTTTACACTCCAAGCCAGCCTTCTGCCCGACGATCAGGCGGTCGAAATCAGCCAGAAGCAACGGATGCTCTTCACTCTGGTAGATGGCATTTGCCCTGCGGGCTTTCAGCCCGGTTTCCTCCGAGAATCGTTGCGCCACATAGTCCTCCAAGTCACGCCCCTGCCGCATGGCCTCATTGTCGATGTCCTCAATGGTATCGCTGATTTTGTCGTGGTAGACCTGAAATGCGGAGCGATAGGGATTCACGCCCAGAATCGCACCGGCATCCGTTCCGGTGATGCCGCATTTGCGGTAGCGAAGCCAATCTTCTTTGCTCAAATTCAGTGTAGATACAAGACGTTTCATGCAATATTCAACCTCTCTTTCATGTATTCGTCTGCAATGGAGAAATCGTATTCCACCAAGTCTTTCAGAATCGTGGAAAACTCACCCACCAAGGTGCGATTATCGTCCAGCCACAGAGCATACAGAAAATCCAAGATATTCCGCTGCACCCGCAGATGGTTCCAATAGCGTTCGTCCAGCTTGTTTTCGCTGGCAAGGTCGATCAGCGCACTTGCAATGGTGCTCTTGATTGTAATTTCGTAAGCCAGAGAAACCCGCATCTCAGGTAGAACACTTTCGGTTTCTTTCAGGAACTCAGAAAATTCGTAGAAAATGCGGTTGTTTACATCGTTCATAGCAACCTCCTTTATGCTGCGGCCAGCACCATCTTATAGGCGCGGTCAATCATGGGATTTCCCTCTGCGGTACGCAGGAACAGATTCTCGTTGTAGTTCCGGGTCTTACGGATGGGATCTGCATGGGTGGCAAAGTCCGATACGGCATTGACAAACCGCCAACCATTCTTGCCGACCCAGGACAGGTCAGGAGCATTGTAATAGCGGGCCTTCAAATCTTCCTGCAAACGCAGGTTATTCTTCCGCTGGCCATCGGACAAATCCTCTGTAATCGGGAAAAACTCATTGATGAACTCCTGCACCTTGCGGTCAGACAGTTTGATGTTGGTCAGGTCATAGATTCCCTTTCCAAGTTCTGCCATGTAGCTGTTGGCAAGCTGCAAAGTTTCGCGGGCATCCTGCACCCGGAGCAGGACGTTTTCGGTGTGCTTTGCCGTCCAGATACGCTTTGCAGAACCGAGAGCCAAATTCAGGGTGTTCTGGCAGACCACCCGAACAGGGGTCATGGCGACCTTGACACCAGAACTGCCATCATGGCTGTTGAAGAACACAAGATATGGGGTCACTTCGTCTCCGGCAATGATGTACTTTTCAGGCAGCTTTGCCAGCATCCAAACCTTCTTGCCACCCTGCAAGGAGCCTGCGGTTTCGTAGGTAACACCCTCGCCCAGCAGATCGTCGGTGAACTGGAATGCTTCCTCGTTCTGCACGATGCGATAGCGGTCAGACACCACGCCGAGAACGGCATCATCGGTGCTGCGGACATTGGCACGATAGCCGGAGATCACAGCTCCGTTGCCAGAGTAGATGTTACGACTCTCGACCTGCCAATCCAGGCCAGCCAGTTCCAAGGCTTCACGGCTTGCAGGGGCTTCCATAACGATGCGGCCAAGGCCATGCCAAGGGGTCTCACGGACAGAAAACATGATTTCAACATTTGCAGGCATAATAAGTTCCTCCTGTTTTTGATGGATAATTATTTCTTTTCGAGTTGATGTGCGGTCCAGATGATGAGTGCAGCAGCGGCCTTTCCGATTGCTTTTGCTGCCTCAAAGGATACTTTTGCGATGATCTCAGCCATTGGTATTACCTCCCATTTTTCAGTAAAATAAATGACCTGAGGACAGTGCGAAACTTTTCCTCAGGTCTTTTCAATAAGATAATATATAAATAAAATCCTACGAAATACGCTTTAATTCGTGCCGAGTGTGTCAGTTGTGTCAGAAGTTCATAACAAACTTTTTATATCATCATCCATATTTTCCCATTTTTTCTTTACTTTTCTCTTGTTTTTAACAGAAGCGATAGTCTGTATAGAAAGAGAGATAGATAGTCTGATAAAAGTATAATAAAGTTTTCTTGAAAACACTGACACACTCGACACAACCGGCACACTCCCTTACGGATGAATTTTCGAGCGGATTCCTACTACTACGGTGAGATCAGTCCAATCCCTTCTATGGATTTTCTGGTTCCGCGAAGCCTTGAACGCTTTGGCATCTTCAAATGGAATCACGAAGCGAGCCAGCTCCATAAAGCCGTCCATCGTACAAGATGTCATATTGATGCCTTTTACCTCGGACAGTTGGAAATCCAGTACCCACCGAAATTCCTCATTGCTTACAGGCGTGATCTGTGCTACACAGCTGTTAATAAGTTCCCTGCTGACATCCGTTTTGGCCGCTTTCTGCCACTCGTCCAGCTTCTGGGAAATCAGCTTCATATCAATACTCCCACTGCGTTCATCCTCCTGTTCGATGCTCTCATACTGGGATTGTAACTCGGCGATCTGCTCGTCCAGTCCCTTGCGGCGTTCCATCAGCTCCTGCTTCGTGATAACTCCGTCAGCACACAGGTCAATATACCTGTCCAGCCGTTCTTTCTGTTTGGCGATGCTGTTTTCCAGCATTGCCTTTCTGGAAATACGCACAGTCTTTTCCTCTGCCATGCAGCGGTTCAGAATCCGGTATACCTCTTTGACGGTCTTACCTTTATCAAACGTCAGATTCTGGAATACCTTAGATGCCATTAGATCCAGCTTCCATTCACTGATGGCTTTGATTTGGCAGCTGATCCCCAAATCCAGACCATGTTCCTGTAAGTAGCTGATGCTTGGCCTGCGTGTACGGCGGTAGCACTGAAACCCGTGAACAACTGCCCCGTCACGGTTTACTCTCCATTTGAACTGGATAAAGCCCGCTCCACAGCTACACCGCAGCTTTGCTGTCCAGACAGATTTTGGCGTATTCCGCATATATTTGTGCTTTTTGCCGTTCTCATCGATGACCCGTGCAGACCGTGCCAGCAGAATCTGTTGGCATCTGTCCCACATCTCTTCTGATACCAACGGCTCAAAATCCCCTTTCACATAGACGTAGCTGCTCTCGTCCAGATTTTTCACACGTTTCTGCGTCAGATAGCCGTCACTGTGGGATTTGTTATAGCAGATGCAGCCTTTGTAGGTTGCATTGTGCAAAACACGGCTCACTTTGGAAGCGTCCCATGATACATGACCGCCTGCATCCAGTCGTCCCAACCGATATAACTCGTTTACGATTTTAGTAAGCCCTTTTTCGCCATCCGAATACATCTGGAAAATCAGCCTCACAGTTTCGGCCTGATCCGGGTCCGGAATGTAGGTTCCGTTCTCCCTGCGGTATCCCAAAATGTTTCCGCTGCCATACAAAACGTGTTTTTCCCGGCTGATTTTCTGCCCAGCCTTTACTCGCTCTGAAATCTTCCGGCTTTCATCCTGCGCCATAGAGGACATGATCGTCAGACGGAGTTCTCCATCGTTGGTTGCCGTATTGATGCCGTTATTGATGAAAAACACATTGACCCCCATTGCCTTCAGTTCACGGGTATAGGACAGAGCATCCACCGTATTTCGTGCAAAACGGCTTACTTCTCTTGTAATAATCAGGTCGAATTTACCTTTTCTGGCATCCTCCATCATACGTAGGAACTCCGGCCTTTTCTGCGCCTGCGTTCCTGTGATGCCCTGATCCACATAGACCTCTGTAATTTCCCAGTCGGAATGGCGTGAAGCTTCGATTTTATACCATTCCAGCTGGTTTTCCAGTGCATTGATCTGTGCCTCGTGTTCTGTTGAAACACGCGCATACACTACAGCTCTCATACATACCTCCGTTGATTTTATGCTTTTTCAGGCAAAAAGAAAGGCTCTGATGGAAAATCCTCCATCAGAGCCTTTCGCTGCGGTTTACGAAGCCTTTGCAGGCGGTTCCTCTTCCTTCTGCTCATGCTTCATCTGAAGGAAGTTCTGATATGTAGGGTTGTTGATATATCCCCCTGCAAAGAGAGCCTCAATCAGATAGTAGGCCATTGCCTTGTCGTCAACCTCCAGCATTTGTGACACCTCCTGTTCGTTGTTATGCTTGGATTCGGTGATATAACATATCATCGAAAATTTCAGCATTACGGAAGAAGCCGAATGCCCTTGAATGCTGATACAGGATTCGTGTATATCGTCATACCGCTGTTCGGACACCGCGAACGATGATGCTCCAGACCAAGCTTTTCCAAGGTTTCCCTGAAATCTGATTGGCTGCATGCCCATTCGTCCTTCTCCTTGCAGTAGCCAAGATAAGCATTGTACAAGTCTTCCAGTGATGTGGATACACTCGGATCACACCTTTCACAGCATTCCTGTACAAATGGCTTCACGCTCCTGCTGTAAGCGTCCTTCGTCGAACATTTTGCCCGGTCCACCTGCGGAATTTCAGGAAATCTGTAGTTTAACTCCACCAGTTTCTGAGCATACCGCAGTGCCTTTGTGACAATGGCATTTCGTTCCTTCCAGATTTTTTCCTCAAGATCCGGGTCCTGCTGGTCATCTGGAATAGATGTGTCGAACGGGAGATAAACGATACGTTTGAGCAGAGCATCGTCCTCGCCTTCGATGCAAGGAGGATGGTTGCTGGCAAAGACGAACTTGATTCGCCTCGTAAGCACCACAGAACTAAGGTATTTGCGTTGAACATCGATTGAGTCACCTCCTGTGATCTGTTTAAGGCGGGAAATGGCCTCCGCATTGAGCTTTGTGTTTGGCATATCAAGCTCAAAATTGATAACGGAACTGAGTAAGGGCATCAGCGCAAACGTTCCCTTCATCTCACTGAGCCGCAGGTTACTGACTGACTCCTTAGGATAAAGCCGCTGAATAAAGTTTCCCAAAACACTCTTGCCGCTATCTCTGGCATAGCCCATGAGGATGAAGAATTTTCCACGAGCCGGATAGATAAACAGATAGCCGATTGCCATCCAGAATCGTTCCAGAAGCTGTGGATTTCCGTGTGTGACCTGCCACAGAAAACGGTCAAATACCGGGCATTTTGCCTGTGGATCGTATTTGGCCTTGATGTAGGTAAATGTCAGCCGATCCGGACTATGTGGATACAGCTTTTTCTCTCCAAGGATGAAAATGCCGTTCTTCAGTGGTGCATAAATCGGCTCACCTTTCGGTTCCTCGCGCTGGATATTCGGATCGGTAGCATAGCACTGATAAAGGTCTTTATGCCCATACAGACTCGATTCGTGATTAAGGTCGTAGTCCACATACTCGCGGTACAGCATTAACAACCGATCTGTGTCCAGATATTCGTAATAGCGTCCATTAAAAAAGTAGAGAGCATTATGGTAAGAGATGATAGAGACCTTCTTTTTGAGTGCCCTTGTCATCCCCACAATGTCCTGCGTTTGGGGACCCTTTTTGACAATTGGTTCTTCAGGAGTGGGTGGAACAGGATGATTTTGAAGTTCTTTTCTGACATTCATCAATCCGTGGAAGCTGCTACTTTGAGCAATTTCTCCGCACGTTTTTTCTTGAATCGTTCGCGCTCCTTTTGTATCCTATCCGGACTCTCACGATTCATGTACATCGCAAGTACCGCTTGCTTCTCAGCTAAGCTTTCAAAACCAGAAATTTCATCAAGAGACGGTATTTCATCCTGTTCTTGTTTCATCTTCTTAACGGGTTCCGCAAGCGTTAAGCTATCTGTCGGTTGTGCCTGTTTATGGCGCATTGTGTTAAGTCTATCCTCGATTTTAGATTTGCTCATGGCTAGTTTCCTCCACACGGTCTTTCTTGAAGTAGCACTGTTCCACCAGATTTTGGACGGGGTTCTCTTGACCCCAACCACCACTCATAATCAGGTAATCGATCCGTGTCAAACCATTGGGTCGATTGATATTCGTCCAAAGATAGCCAAAATCATTGTTCCAGACATGGACCATGATTTTGTACTCAGCATCAGGTTTGATGTCTTTAAAGGAATCTGTAATGACTGGCGATTTCATTAACCCACCCTGAATAAAAACGCTGCCAATGATTTGATCGTTTTCATCATCGGTGTAGGTACTAAACGTGATCGGGCACAGATTTATCCCCTCTTTTTCAGTCCAGTAGCAATCTGCAAGAACTTCTTCGCCAACTAGAACTCTGGCTTGGATTCCTTTGATTACGCTGCTTTCTCCATCACCGCAGATGAACATTCCCTCCTTCGTTCGTGCAAAGGTGATGTATCCTTTTTTGCCTTTTAGACTCTTATTGTGAAACTTATCGTGGGTGTCCGCCATGTCTTCCTGCACTTCTGTTAATTCCTGCATAGCGTTGATGTTCTTGATTTGTGTCATAATATGACCTCCATATAATTTATATTGCCTTTGGACTTGTCCCTTGGGCTTGGCTGTATAGTACCATAAAGCCATATTTGAAAGGGCATATACTTTTTTCCTTTTTTATATTCAATAAAATATATCTTGAAAAAATAAAATGCCATGTAGCATAAAGCTGTGCATGGCATTCTAGATGGACTTTCCTTGAGGCTCTTGTTGTTTATCAAGAAGAACCTGTATCACCTTAATTATAATTTCTTGATTATCTTCATTCAGCAATGTATACTTCTGCGGACAGGATCTTTGCCTTCCCATCAAATCATCCATCTATACATCCAATGCTTGAGCAATACTGTATAGCTTCACACAGTTAACTATGCGCCCAGATCCATTTTCGATAGTAGAGCTGTAGGATTGGGTACTCCCTATAGCCTTTCCCAGTTGGCTCTGTGACAAACCACATCCTTCTCTGCGTTCTCGAATGTTTTTACCCATAATTTCCCTCAATTCCACACTGTCTTCGGTATAAGAAGCCATTTCCTACACCTCCCTTCATCGAACAGGATTGTTTCAGAATTCTGTGACCGTTTCTTACAAAATTATTTTACATCATTTCCTTTTTGCAGTCTCCACCGGAGTTTTTCACCCATTTCATAAATTTTTTCAGGGTCGACTTTATCACATTATATCATTAAAGCAAAATACCCAGATGCATAAATCTCTGCATCTGGGCATTTTGCTTTAAATTATATTATTCTATCCCGAATCAGTTATCTAACCAGTCCATCATATCAATCTCATTTTCGCAATCTTGCAATAGATCAATAATTTTATCAAGATTATCTCTGTATTTTCTTTTTGCATGTGCATATCTAAATGCATATCCTTCAACTGTTTCTGTTAAGTTACCCACTTTAGACATCACATCACGGTATATCCGAGGCATCTTAGATTCTTCCAGAAAAAGTTTATTTATCCTCTTTTCTATAAATTCACCTGAAAAATTCATTTCTTGATTCACCGCTAAGGATCTCAAGCCTTTTTCAATTTGAAGTTCTATATGTCTATCTTCTTTTTCCAATTTTCCTTCTTGAGCTCTCTTTATAACAGCGTTTACATCTTTAGTCTCACTTAAAAGTAGAATAAAAAATTCAATATTAGATTCTGTAAGTTTAAGTTGTCGATTTCTATTCTTCCTTAAAAAATCCCTTGCCTTATTGTATCTTCCTCTTGATACCTCAACATCGCCGACCACTGTGTCAATAATCGCCTTTAGCCGTTCTGAAAGATCAGATACGCATTTAATCAGTTTTGTTCCCTTTGTCCCACATTGCTTTATTATATTTTCTTCAAACGAACCATCGCTAATTTCTTCATATCTATCCCATGGTCCACTGTGATTTTCCGGATTTTTATATAATGTAATTCCATTTTCCCATGCCCAGTATCGTTTAAGAAATTGCGTATAGCCCATTACTCGTTCTCTGGCATCCATATACGGGACTTGTTTTGCATTTAAACCTTTTTCTTGATTCATCTTATAATTTCTCCATAACCAAAACCCTCCCCGGTGAAACCATTCAGTTTCACCGGGGAGGGTTTATCATACGTTTATCTTCCCATGTTTTGCACGATTAGTGCATTTTCATGCAACAATCTTACTTTCTGGGATTTTTGATTGCAGCCTGCGCAGCGGCGAGGCGGGCAATGGGCACACGGAAGGGAGAGCAACTGACGTAGTCCAGACCAACATTGTGGCAGAACTCCACGCTCGTGGGATCGCCGCCGTGCTCACCGCAGATGCCCAG